GCGTTCTAACATCTTCAGCGGAGGTTCCACCTCGCACTAAAGCGCCAGTGGCGTCTCGTGCGGTTAGCCGCCCAGTTTCCTCGAACGGAACCTTGACATCGTCTCCCACCCCAAAAAACTTACTAGTGATAGCATCAATGGAGTTTTGTGCTTTTTGGGCTGCTACAGCAAAACCTTCCATCTTCTTGTCAAGGGCTCGAACCGCAGGGGAAGAAGTTACCCCTTCGCCCAACTCAGCTATTCTTTTCTTCTGTTTAGCTATCTCGGAAAAGACACCCCCCAAACCTTTCGGGGCGAGGCCCCTTGCCGTGGCCAGGGACATTCCTACCCAGTCCATCGAAGGGTCGTTGAAGAACTCAGAGACAGCTTGTTTTCCAGCGTCGTCAAGATTCTCCGTGGCATTCAAATAATAAGCATCAAGCGTCCGCACATTGTTCTCGGACAATGTACGATCAGTGTTACGTTGCTTAGTTAACCGGTCCCCCACGTCATCTCGTTGTGCTATAGCGTCATCCCGTCGGCTCTCAAGGTGCGATATTTTTTCCTCCGCGCCCCGCGCCCTCCCCGCCTGCGCCGCCTCCTTTTGGCGTCTGTTCATTAGAGCTATAACAGTTCTTGCCCCCGCAAGTTGAGCAAGTTGCGGCGGGAGGACCCCAGGGTTAAACGCTTCCTCGGGGGAGAGGTTATCAAAACGGCTGGCAGCATATTCTTCTACGGTCATGCCGGAAATGTCATTACCGTTGGAGAAGTCCCTGGAATCCTTCGGGAAGACAATATTTTCCGTAACTTTAACGTCTAGGCCCTTTATTCGACGGTAGGCCGCTTTCTCAAATGCCCGCCATTCTCTTCCGGCATCGTCATAGGTGCCTCGAATCAAATCACCAACAAGGTCTTTTTCCGCTTCCGACAGATCATCAACAGATTTTAGGCCCCTGTTCGCAAGATAGGACTGTAAGCGTTTTCCCCAAAAATCAACCCGGCCTCGGGCAGCGTCTTGCGCTCGCACGACGGCCTCGTCCATCTTCGCGGACAGGTCTTTTTGGATCTCCGCCGCACGGGTTCTTGTCTGCGGCTCTAACCAAAGCAGTTCCGAAGATTCAACCCCTCTTGGATCCCCCTGCATAACCAGTTTTCTGCGGTTGGCCTCAAACTCAGGGACATATTCTGGGTTGCCGGTTTTTTCGTAATCAATACGAAGTTCTTCCGGGGTTCCTCCAGGTTTGCCATTAAAATCTAACTCATCGTAGGCTCTCTTAAATTGTCCTTCGATATAGTTAAAGAAATGATCGCGGCGTTGCTCCAGACGGATTGCTTCATCCTGAAAAAACCTGGCCGATGCTCCAGGAGTTTGATCCGTAGCCGCCGATTCCAGCACGTCTTCGTAAAATTTAGCTGTTCTGTTTAGGTGGCCCACGTTTAATTCATCAATTTCAATCTCTTGTTCCAGTCGTTTTCTTACAGCGTCATCTGTTTCCGCATACAATCTTTCTCGTTTAAGTTGAATCTCGGCTCTTAGTATGTGTGCTTCAGTCCGCGCCAGTTCGGGCGTCGTGAATGCAAGACCAGAAGCCGCGTGTACATGCCTCCCGTCGTGAATGGCTTCTTCTAACAAACGTCCTGTACTGGCTATTGTTACGCGGTCTGCTTTGGTGCCTCCCAAGTGACCTTGTACAAAAGTCGATGCTGCGTGACCGGGCCTAAAAATAGGATCAAAAGCGTGTTTCGCCGCTACCCTAATAACCATGCCTTGTAAGAGACTGGTCCATGCACCCCTTACAGCAAGTGGGCCACCTATGCCGGATCCAATGGCAGTAAGCATCTTGACCCACCCAGCGGCCTCAGGGTCGGCCTTTTCCAAAAGATGCAGGGCACCCTCTGTCATTGGGCCAGCAACAGCGCCAAACCCCGCTTCCGCAGCTATATTCCGGCGACCTTGCCGCTTAAAGACACTGTAGGCATCGTTGGCTTGGTCTATCAAAGAACGAACGTTCTCGGGTTTCAGGGCTGCTTCCCCAAGCTTGTTTGCACTTTCCTTAGCCAATTTTGAGAATATAAATTGGGCCCCTCTTACAAGCCCCTGCCCAGCTTTTAGTGGAAGCGTGACGCCTTTCACCATAACTGGACCACTGACACCGAATTCCACACTCGCGGTTAGCATTTTTTCCCAAATACCACGGGCCTCTGGTGTCATGTCAGTCCCAATGGAAGCTTCAAAAGGTCTAAAACCCCACTGGTCCTCTGCGTAGTCATCTGCTGCCCGAAGGTTTTGCTGGTATCGTCTTCGGGTTGCTTCCGTTCCGTAATATTCTGCTATTTCTTTCCTGGCGGCGGCGTCAATTTCTCTTCCTTTTGCGAGCGGCGAAGGGGTCTTGTCTGTGACAGCTTCGTATCCCATCATAATAAGCTCATCCGGGCTCGGGACGTAGGATAACAAGCCTACGATGTCCCACGGTCCCCCCGCAAAATAAGCCGGGATGCTTCGGAGCACGGGTGCTATGGCACGTCGGTAATAGCCTCTTTGATCTTTTGCTCTCAGGTTGTTGAACACGGGCGCTAACGTTCCCCAAAGCTCTGCGGCTGCTGCCGCGTCCTCTCCGCCCGTACCCAAATCCACATTGAGTAAACGGTCCATGACATCTCGACCGTATGTACTTGTGGTCTTTTCCGTGGTCCCGGTGTTTTTGTTTGTAAATGTATACGAATTCTCACGCGTGATCGGATCGAAACCTGTGTGGGCCCCGATGATATTTACGTTAGGAGTGAGGAAAGTATCAGCCATTTTCTTAAACCTTATCTCGTACTGTCGCGCCAAATATTATATTTAATTATCCCGCGGACTACGCGACGGCGCATTTCCTCTATATCGACCTTTGCGGCCGCTGCAAGATTTTTTAAGTGCGTTTCAAATTGAATGGGACCCTTTCTTGAAACTGTCGTTGCAGGGACTGCGGCTTGGGTGTCTGTTTCATCCTGTCCTAGGGTAAACATAGGTATATTATCTGTCAGGAAATTAACGTTCGGCAGTGTGTATTGTCCGCCGTACATGGTGTCTTTAAGCTGCCCGCTGGTCCGTAGGACGTTCCGCTGTGCATCGGACAGGGTTGGAGTATATTGTCTGGAAGTGGAGTATCTGCTTTCTCCATAGAAGCCATGACCGTGCCAGTTCATTTGTGTATTTAAAGCCGAGAAATCCACACCCGCTTCCGCAGCCCTTTCCAGATCTCTTTCCGTCCAACCGACCTTACCTCCATACGCCATAAGATCCGTCAGGTCGCGGTTAACCCGTCGTAGGCCGTCTGCGACCAAAACTTTATTGTATTTCGCGCCGGTGCGTATATCCGGGACAAGTTTTTTGTACGCTAAAGCATCCGCGTTACTTATACGGTCGTCCCCAAAGTCCTTTCCAACCCGGCGCGATATTCCCTCTTGGAACCTTTCCGAAGCTATAGACAGTCGGTCCCAATGCTCTCTTCCAGCGCCAGCAACCCAGTCGGCAAGTCCTATTCTTGCGAGAGTCCCCGCAATTCTACCTGTGATAAAGCCTTCAACACCAGTCTCTGCGGCGGCGTTTTTAAAGTCCAGAAGTGCTGCACGGAACTCTAATCCAAGCTCAAAGGCTTCTTTAGCACGACTGGCACTGACACTGTTTTGCACCGTATCTCGTGCGGCAGCCTGTTCACTCGCCAACTCCTGAATAAGTATCCTATGCTCTGTTGGACTTGCCCCAAAGACTAGCGGTGCTCCGAGAAGCTCTTTCTCGATATCTAGTCTTCGCTGGACAAGCTCTTGATCGTACTGTTCGGTCCCGGCCTGTCCGGTATTTGAAAAGGCGGCGGGAAAAACACCCGTAGCAATACGCATACGGCCCCAGCTTTTATTGAAATCTTGCTCGTTGTCAGGTCTAGGAACAGGTTCCATCGTTTTAACGGCATTTGCATCCGCATCTAATTTCAACACACCCATAGCGGTTGCCGCATTCGCAGCTACAACGGCAGGAGAGAACGCCTCTTGGCTTGGATCGTAACCCACCACCTTACCGCTACTGTCTACTCCTACGTCCCCGATGGCTTGGACTCCAAACAACGTTGCAGGAGTAACCGAAAGCATTGAGTGAACAGCGTCAGCGAGCCTCTTACTTTTTACTTTTTGATTTGAACTCCCAAAATCAGACCTCAATATTGTGTCGGCAAGAGAGGCCATTTTTTTGTTTATAAGTTGAATAACTGCCGGATTCGTAATGGTTACGTCTTTGCTCCGGTCATCGGCGGCTGTTCCGAGTGGAATGTATTTAAACGCAAACTCTCCGGCTAGGTAAGCCGACTGGTCAAAGAATAATCCGCTTCTTGCACTATAAGCAGAGTGGAGCCCCTCCAACTTACTTCTCTGAATTTGATACATATTACTTTCTAATAAACCAAGCCGTGCTCCCGCCGCCCTTTCCGCGTCGGTTTTGCCACCCGCTGTGACGTTAAAGGCGGAAATAGGCTGCAATCTAGTATTGCCGGGTCGGATATAAGGCACATTGGTGCCAAACCTGAATAGCTGGTTTCCGGGTCCCCTCGTAACTTCTATCCAATTACCCTGGTCATCAATTATAGGCTTGTCAGTAGCGACATCCACAACCACAAGGTGGTCTTTGTAGTCGCTGGTGTCGGTTCCTGTTCCAACAATACCCTTTAGAGCATCCGGAAGCTCGCCATAAGAGAGCATCGCCTGACCTTCTAAAAGGTTATGCTCTTTTCGTGTTCTTGCATTAATGGGTTTACCAAGGTCTTTTGTCCTCAATAGCTGTATTGGGTTTTGGGGGTCCGGAAATTCCCAATCTGTTCCCGCGTCGTTTCGTTGCACAAGAAATTTAACCCCCTCCCACAGACCTCTCTCTTCTTCGCCGGGATCCGGCATCAGTTTAAGAGCAAGCTCCCGACGGTCGGTGGCCTGCGTTTTGACATCTTGAAGGGCCGCAAGTTTTAGCTGGCGCTCTTCCTGTCTTTGGGCAGCGTTCAGAGCCTGCTTTTGTTGCATCATCTGCGTGGCAACAGCGCCTGCATCCCCGGCTAATGGAGAGAGAAGTTCTCTGGATAACGTGCTAACAGGAGTTTCCCCCCGCATAGGCGGAGCGCCTGCCGCCGCGAAGCCCCGTTGGGCCAGAGCAAGGGCAAGCTGTAATTTACCCATACCCTGAGCGTCCGTAAGCTGCTTGGCGTAATCCGTGGCTCCAAGGTATTTTGCGAGTTCGGCCTCCCGCGCACGAACCGTACCCATGTCCGTGGCAAAAATACCTTGGCCCTGCGTAGCTTCCAGGGTGTCCAGAAAGTTCCGAACACGGCTTACGCGAGTAGCGGCCCCGATGCCTGTATCGTTAGCTGCCATCAGAATCCCCTAGACCATGCCTTGGCCCATGGGCCCTGCGCCTTGCATCATTGCCTGTAGCATCCTTGGATCCATGCCCGTAGGCCCTTCTCCAGGTGCCATCATGCCTGATGGGCCTTGAGCCATGTTCCCTACTGCGTTGACCAGTGCGTTGGTTTCTGCGGCCATACCTTCTGCCACCACGCCCTCCGGTCCAAGGTCCGCGATGCCGCCTCCGACAGCATCTACTTCGGCCAACTCCTCCTGCATCAAGGCTCCAATGCCCTGGTCTATCTCCGCCAGTTGCAAGGTGGGTTGGACAAGGGCGAGAACGGAATCCGGTGTGCGGGCTGCGTCTTCCTGTCCCACCACTGCTGCGAGCCTGCTTCGGTAGGCTTCAATATCCGCATCGTCCTCCCAGACGGCGTTCATCAGTCCCCTGTAGTCCCCGGCCATGTCGATGTTACCGACACTGCGGGCGACCTCCTCCCCCACTCCGGCGCGGACTTCCTCTCCTGTCATTTCCTGCGCCGTGGACGCGAGATCCCGATCCGCCGCCTGCAAAACTTCGGGAGGAAGACCCTGCGCTTCTTGATAAATCTGTGCCTCCTGTTCCGGACTGACAAACGACATTTGGTCGATGGGGGCTTCCTGCATGGGAGGCATCATGCCGCCAGCCTGCATCCGAAACATTCTTCTGTCGTATACTCCTGCCATGGATTTTTCCTCGTTAGAATAGACCGCCGAGTTGTTTGGCGGCGGCTGCGGTTCCAAGGAGTCCAGTCCCGAAACCCGCCACCTGCTGGAAAGCGGACGGCGTTGGAGGGCTCGGGGCTACTTGGGAACCGAGAACGGTTTGTGTAGAGGGAGCGCCCTTGTAAATATCGGACAGGAACGAAAGCCTGCTGTACGGCTCGTACAACTGGCGCTGCTGGTTCGCCATCCCGGCATCCAGCACGGCTTGCTGCTGGCGCTGCTGTTCCTGACCTAGCTGTTGCAACCCCGCAATGTTCTTGAGACCTGTAGCTTGTTGGAGTTCGGCGGCACCTAACTGCTGTCCGCCGATACCAGCCTGCTGTCCGCCGATGCCCGCCTGTTGCCCTGCTAAGCTCCCGTACAAGCCAGCTATACCGCCAAATAGTTGCGACTGCTGTTGCTGTCTGCGCTGCTGGTTCTCGAAGGCTGTTTGTGCGGTGCCTAAAGCCTGGGTGTAATTCTGTGCGTTTAACTGTGCGAGGGCTCTGGCGCGGGAGTCGGCTAGGTTGCGGTCCAGTTCCGCGCCTTGTACTCCAAAACGGCTCCCGCCAAGTGCACCTGCTCTGACACCCTGTGCCGCAAGCTGGTTGCGGGCCATTTCGCCCTGCCGGTTTATTTCTGCAAGTGTGGTATCTATAACCTGCTGCTGAAACGGGTTGGTGTAGGCAGAAAGGTCTGTTGGGGCAAATAACTGCCCGGCTCCTGCGGCAGCTTGCTGGGCCGCAGTTATTGGTGCCTGAACCTGACCCAGTGTAGCCAAACCCGCGCCCAATGTACCAAGGCCCGTACCAAGTGTCCCCACGCCCGTTGTCAAGAGGGGCTGGTAGCCCCCAATACCACCCGCCTGCTGCGCGGCCTGCTGCGCTTGGGTCTGCAAGCCGGAAAAACCGGCAACCTGCTGCGGGGGAAGCTGTATCCCTATGTCGGAGAGGCCCTTGGCCGACTGGATGAGGCCCAGTTTTAGAGCCTCAATCTCCGGGGCTTCGCGCTGTATGAGTTCTGAAATGGTTCTCTCTACCATGGCTAGGCTTTCATCTCGAAGTTACGCATCATGTTGTAGAGGTTCTGGGCTCCTGCATAACGATTACGCCGTCCCGTTGGGTCTGCCCCCCGCACGGCTCTGGCGTTCATTACGAATTCTCCGTCTGAGAGCATGGCTGGGATGTCATCCGAGCGCGTGGTTCCGGGACCCTCGACCAGAAGATCGCGACGTGGGAACTCGGCCATGCCGCCCCTCGCAGCGAGAAGCGCGGGGAATGTCGTCGGAATGAGTGGTGTCCCTTCTGGTGTAAACTGCGTGGGGTCAATGTCCTGGACCAGATACTGCGATGGGTCTTGTTCTATCAATTCAGCCCCTGACGGCCCACGGGGAACCACTCCCGCGAGATCCGCCACGGTTGTCTCGTCCCCTTCCTGTGGGTCAAATCCCCCGGCAAGATAAGTCCCTCCAAGACCAAGAGCCACAGACGGGCCGTATTTCCTAATTGGACCGGGCGAAAGATCTTTGGTTACATATTCCATAGCACGGGCTGCGCCTCTATCAGTCGCGGGACCATATAAAGTAGGATTACTTCTAACTAAATCCGCTGCCGCTTGGTGAAGGGTCCTATCGCTCGGAGCTTTTCCAAATAAAAGGTCGCTCGCTGTGTCAAAGAAACCCGCCCGTTTCGCAACTTCAGGCTCATCGACAACCCGCGTTCCCAACGCTTGCTGTAAATTTCCAGTCCCCATAGGTTGACCAGTAATGGTTGCATCGGGATAAATATGTTGTCCATCGAGACCGATGTAGTACCCGCGCTCATCAAATGGAAGATTCAACCGTGCCGCTTCTTCAAAGGGCGTAAGTGTCTCAGCTAGAGAAACGGGAACTGTCCAAGAGTCCGGCGTCAACTTTACCGGCATAGTCTCAAGGGGAACATAGCCCTGACTTCCCGTTGTTGGTGTGCCGAAGAATTCCCCCGTCATTCCTCCAAGGACATCCTGATCCACCCCTCCTTTACCAAGTATCTGGTCCCACTGAGCCTTTGATGCGGCTGCGCTGGCTTCCGCCCCTTTGCTGGAGCCCACGGCCCAAGGAGAAGCCGCCATTTTATGTCCCAGTAGCGTCTTGTTGCCCAGAGTATCGAAGCCATAAATAGGTGTTCTCCCCGTAAGGTTGGCCGTAACAGCATCCCCAAAGCTCGTACCCTTGTTGAATAAAGAGCCTATCCCGCTAAAGGCAAGAGACGTGCCCCCGGAAACCAAGCCCGACTTGATTGCGTCCTTCATACTTCCACCGGCAGCCAGGGTTCCTATGCCGCCGCTCAGAAAAGCTGCGCCAAATGTTCCTGCGCCAAATGCAGGCCCGAGGAACGGGATACCAAAAGCAGAGGCCGCTATCGGAAGAATAATGGGAGCGAGTTTCTTGGCAACTTTTACGGCCTTCTTGGCGGCCTTCTTGACGGACCTGAATATGCTCTTGAAAAAGAATTCCGGCAGACCCGTAACAGGATTTATGCTGTTAAGCTCGTTCCCTATGACGAATTCCTGAGGATCAAGGCCCATTTCGCGCATTTGACCAAAGAGAAGTTCCCGGACCTTCGGGTTGGCGTTAAGGACCTCCATGGGGATGACCGTCTCACCCTCGGCGGCATGAACCACGTAAATATCGCCGTTCCGCCCAAACTCCGCCAATTTCTTGGCGTGGTCTTGGAAGGAACCAAGACCAATGGGCGCTAGCTCGTAATCAGGTGAGGATCCCGCAAAGGATCCTATCCCGGTATTTTGTGTATGGTGGGTTTGCTGCAGCATTACGAAAGCTCCAAAACACTCGCAAAGACATAAATCTTCGACGCTGTATCACAGTTGAATATAAGCGTGTCGCTGGCCTCCAGAACGAAGGGGCCTGCGAGAGACACGTCTGCGAGAGTTCCTATGCTGTTCTTCTCCAACGTGACCGTTACAGAAGCGGAACTGTCGGTTATCTTTGGGTATACTACTATAGTCCCAGAATGACTATTGTACAAATTTATGTTCTTAACAATGGCCTGAGTGGCGCTTGGGCACGTATAGACGGTGACATCCCCTGTCGCGCCTACCAGAACGGCAACATTTTTATACGCTGAAGCCATTATTCCATGAACCACGTTACGCCGTTGGTGTCGTCTTCCCCGCTCACCACGGAGGGGAAATCCATCTTCGTCAGGGCCATCTCAAGATCCCGTAGAATCCTCACAAAGGCATCCACATCATATTGATCGGGGGCCATGGGCATCGCGTGATCCAGTAATTTAGCCATTTTCTTACTTGATCCGGCGCATGAGGGCTTCTTCAACCTTTGGCAGCAACCTGATGCCGCAATAGCCGATGACGAAAGCCAAGGCGATGGCAACCTGATCACTGAACTCAAAATAGGCCATGGCAGCAGGAATGAAGAACTCTGCTGCAATCCACCCCACAACCACAGCAACAGCGATATCCTTCAAAGCCCCAAAGTTCCATTTTCGGCGCGTCAGAACATTAGCCAAACCGCCGCAGCCGGAGGCAAAGATGCAGCACAGCTTACCGCCAAAGGTAATTATTGCCCATTCCATTTACCTTCTCCCATCAGGTCGTAATCCAAGACGGAGGTCGCCCAAGGTCCAGGTTATATTCGTCGTATCGCTCTCAATTCGTAAGGCAGCTTGCCTCGAACGGCTCCGCAGGAAAGACTGCTGAGTGGACGCCTTAACGGCATTTGTAGAGTTCGTTGCGAGACTATCTCCGGGGTAGTTCCTCGTTTTCAGGATATAGTTCACGGAAGCGTCTGCATCGGTACTGGTTATGTCTATATCCGGTATCAAACGATCCACGAACATGAATTGCTCACCATCTCCAAGATCGAAATCAGCGGATTCAATGAAAGATGTCATGGCGGAGCCATCGTCATCATCGCCGCTTTCGTGAACGTAGACATAGTTCGTGCTGCTTACTTGGCCGGAGCCCCTTGGATTGTTGTGAATTCCGTAGTCTACCCACGCAGTTCTGGAAAGGGTTCCCAGATCCCATGTGTTCTCCGTGAAATTGAACTTAACGTAGCGGTCTATTTCGGACGCATCGGCACTCGGGTAGAACCAGAACACCTCGTCAAACATCTTATTGGATGCAGCGAAGCATTTGAAATTCTGTTCTAGATTGATGTCATCAAACACGTAACGAAGGAGGGTGCAGGGAATAACCTGGATACGGCCCGTGTAGACGTAGAAATTCTCCCGGTCCATCCAGAACACCTTGTCGCCCACAGTTGTGACAGCATTTGGCCCTATGATGGACACATTGTTCGCCAACATACTGACGCCAAAAGTAAACGGTGGTCCTACAAAACGCATGGAATGAAGAGACGTATCCGTCCAAACAAGCATTTCCTGACGTGTTTTCTGAGCCGATATGATCTCGGAACCAGAGGAAATACGCTGGGAACCTGACGTGTTTGTCGCAGTAGGGGTCCAGTCAAAAGGACTTTCCTGATCCGACCAGCGGATCATCAATAGGTCTTGGGCTGTTTCGTCTAGGGGGTTGCATCCAAAGCATACAACATGCCTATCCGCGCCAGAAACCATAAGTCTTCGAGTAATGGTTGGTGCGCCGGAAGCTCCGGTTTGCGAAGCAAAGGTCGTGGCCCTGTTTCCCAGCCCAAGGGTCTTGTCCCAATAATACGGTGTGCCGTCATAAACATTAAACGCAAGATCTTCGCCCCAATTGTCTTGAGCCCACAGCCGAATATTCGATCCTGATTCTGCGGCGGTAGCGGAAGCTTCCCCAAATCCTACGAAATCGTTAGCCTCCTTGACTGCAACACCGTCAGAGTGAGATGCGGCTGTCGTTCCGCGAACCCCCCGAACAACACCTGCATCAATAGTGTTGCTGGATTTTCCGGTGTATTGAATCAGTTCATCGTCAATCAGGACAAGCCCAACAAAGGTTATGGCGGCTCCGCTAGAGGAAGTAGCTGCCGTGGTTCCATCATCGCCACGAGTCAGATCACCAAAAACATTCCCCACATTCGTTCCGTAGCGAATGTTCTCGCTGCCTATCTTAATTGTTCCTTTGTCGGGAAACCCACTGGAATCCGCTGCTGCAATGGAGGAACTCACAGCGGTCAAGTCTGCCCCGGTTGTAGTAGCGGCTGCTTCAAATGATGAGGCGCTTGTTAACGTAAAAGACGTGACGCTGGCATTTATGCCGCCACTATCGTTAAGAGTTGTCTGTGAGTAACCTG